GGTATGGGCCAAAAAGGCAAGCCACCATTGGGTAAGCCAAGCAAAGTTGATATCAACTTCAAAGGTCGAGCAATGAAAAATGGCGCTCAATTGTTCCCTGTTGGAGTTGATGGAGTGAAGTCACTGTTGTTTGGGCGGCTGAAACACAATGATCCAGGTCCTGGATACCTTCACTTCTATCCAACGGTTGGTCCTGACTACTTCCAAGAGCTGACGGCAGAGCGGCAGGTGCTTAGGTATCGCAATGGTTTTCCAGAGCGGGTATGGGTGAAAAAAAGCCAGAGTCCCAACGAGGCATTGGACGAAATGGTCTATGCGTATGCCGCTTTGCACCGGATGTACCAAAAATTTGACCGCCGGAGCATTTGGGATCAGTTTGAGCGGCGTAATGAGCCTAATAAGCCGTCTCAGCTAGGATCAAGACAGCAAAAACGGCCTAAACGCCGTAATTTCGTCCAAAACTGGTAGCCCTTGTGAACATCCCAAGCGAGATCCGGGCTGGTGACACCGTTAAATGGAGAGATGACTCCTCCACGGATGTTTTCGGCAACGAAATCAAGAGTGACGAGTGGACGCTCAAGTACTTCTTGAGAACGAATGTGACGCCTACGGCGCATACCGCTACTGGCAGTGTTTACGGCACTGGGTGGGAGTTCACGATCAGCGCTACAGATTCGGCTGATTTCGACGCTGGTGACTGGTATTGGCAAGCTATTGCCACTAAGGGTGCTGAGAGTTTGACTCTTGGCTATGGCAATTTGACTGTCGAGGCCAGTCTTAGTTACACGGGCGCTGGCAACCTCAAGTTTGATGGCCGGACCCAAGCGCAGAAAGATCTTGACGCTGTGCAGACAGCGATTCGGACGTTGCTTGCTGGTGGTGCTGTTCAGGAATACAGGATCGGCAACCGCAACTTGAAGCGATACGACTTGGCTGATTTGATCCAGCTGGAAGGTCGATTAAAGGCAGAGGTCAAGAGAGAAGAGCAGGCTGAGCTAATGGCCAACGGCCTTGGCAATCCACGCAACATGTTCGTGAGGTTCAACTGATCATGGGGATTCGTTCGAGCGTTATGAACTTCTTCGGGTTTGGCAAGCCCCCTGCAAGAGTCTTCCGTCGCGCTTACAGCGGTGCGATGGTTTCGCGTTTGACATCAGATTGGATGTCAACGCAAGCCAGCGCTGATGCTGAGATTCGAGGCAATCTGCGCAGGTTGCGGGATCGTTCCCGCGAGATGGTGCGGAACAATCCGTATGCGCGGCAGGCAAAGCGGACAACACAGATCAATGTGATCGGCACCGGCATCAAGCTGCAATCACAGGTGCTCCAGCTGCGCGGCAACAAGCGTGATAACCGCATTAACAATGAGATTGAGGCCAAATGGTCTTATTGGACGAGACCTAACGCTTGCGACTGCTCAGGCCGATACAGCTTTCATGATTTTGAGTGGCTAGCTGCTGGCGCGATGTGCGAGTCAGGTGAGGCGCTGTTCAGGATTGTGCGCCGTCAATTTGGTGAGTCAAAGGTGCCGCTGGCACTGCAGATGATCGAGAGTGATCTGCTGGATGAGTCATACAACGGCGCGACAGGCAAGAAAGGCAACGAGTGGCGCAATGGGGTTGAGGTTGACGAGTGGGGCCGCCCTGTGCGGTACGCAATCCTGACTCGCCACCCTGGAGATACATTTTTCCAAGGCAATCCTGTTCCTGACAGGAAGCATGTTTTCCTGCCTGCAGACGATGTGATTCATCTGTTCATGCCTGAAAGGCCAGGCCAGAACAGAGGTGTGCCGTGGTTCCACAGCGTGATGGCGGATGCGCATCAGCTGCAGGGCTATGAAGAAGCAGCCGTGATTCGTGCTCGTGCTGGCGCGAGCATCATGGGCTTCATCACCAACAACGAAGGTGAGCTGATCGCTGATGACGTAGAAAACAGCGAACGCATCAGTGAGTTCTCTCCTGGCACGTTCAAGTATCTGAGTCCTGGCGAGCAGATCACTGTTCCAGACATTGACTCTCCGGATCAACAGTTTGAGATGTTTGTCAAAAACAAGGTCAGGCGCTTTGCGTCTGGCTTTGGTTGCTCGTATGAGACGTTGTCTCGCGACTTCAGCGACACCAACTACAGCAGCTCAAGGCTGTCACTGCTGGAAGATCGTGAACACTGGCGTGTTGTTCAGAAGTATCTGATTGACAACCTGCATATGCGTGTGTTCCGTGAGTGGCTAAACCTTGCTGTACTTAGCGGGTACTGCGATTTTCCTGACTACGAGTTGCGTCCTGAGCGCTACTTGTCTCCTCGCTGGATGCCGCGTGGTTGGAGCTGGGTTGATCCGCTCAAGGAGGTCAAGGCTTATCGAGAGGCTGAGCAGGCTGGCTATATGACGAAGCAGCAAGTCATCGCTTACTCAGGCGGTGATTTTGATGACAACGTCGCTGAGCTTGCCCGTGAGCAGCAAATCGCTGCTGACGCTGGAGTCAAACTAGACAAGGACCTTGACTTGACTGACGAGACTATGCAGCTTTCGTTGCTTGAATCAGAAGAGCCACAGCCCACCCGCAAGCGGACCAATGGCAAACGTAAACGGAGTTGAGATTGACCTTATGCCTAACGAGGGCATGAGGACTGAAGCTCAGCGTTATCGCGATTGGAAGTCTGATGGTGAGGGTGGCGGCACTGACGTTGCCCGCACTAGAGCAAGTCAAATTTTGAGTGGCAATGAGCTGTCAGCTGACACTGTTGTCACCATGTCGGCTTGGTTTGCAAGGCACGAAATAGACAAGCAGGGCAAGGGATTTAGCCCTAGTGAAGACGGCTATCCCAGCAACGGAAGAGTGGCTTGGGCCGCGTGGGGAGGTGATGCTGGCAAGTCTTGGTCAGACGCTCGATCGAAGCGGATCAAGAAGGCACGAGAAGGTAGACAACTTATTAGCAATAATGAGGAAGAACTCTTGACTTCTATGGATCAGGAACAAGAAAGGGCAGCACCTGATGCCCTAAAGCGTGGAGACTTCGTCTCCTGGAACTCATCAGGTGGTCGCGCCGAGGGTCGTATCGATCGAATCGAGCGTGACGGAACCATCGATGTTCCTGATTCTTCATTCACGATCACTGGCACTGCAGATGACCCTGCAGCGTTGATCACTCTTTATCGCGACAAAGAGGCGACTGATCGGAAGGTTGGGCACAAGTTCAGCACGCTGACAAAGATTGCGCCGATCCGGGCTGAGGAGCCAGAGGAGAAGCGTTCTGTTGTCGGCGAGCGTATGCAGCGCACCGAGGCGACCGATATTCGCTCTCTCGACGAGCGGACTTTTGAGTTTCCTTTCAGCTCTGAGTACCCAGTCGTGCGGTATTTCGGCAGCGAGGTGCTTAGCCATGACAGCAAGGCACCTAACTTCATGCGTCTGAATGATGGCGCTCCGTTCCTTTTCAACCACAACCCCGACAAAGTCTTGGGTGTGGTCGAGCGGGCCTATCTGGATGAAGACAAAAAGCGTGCTTACGCAAAAATCCGCTTTTCGCGCTCTGATTTCGCCAAACAGTATCTAGATGACGTTAAAGACGGCATCTTGCGCGGTATTTCGTTTGGCTATTCAATCGATGAGGTTGAGCAACGCGAAGAGGGCGTCCTTGCTACTAGCTGGACACCTCACGAATTGAGCCTTGTTTCGATTCCGGCTGACCCCACAATTGGAATCGGTCGTTCACTTCTATCGGAAGAGCCTGCTATGCCTGAATCTTCACAACCTGAAGACACTACTATTACAAACGAAGCTCCTGTTGAAAAACAGGAAACTCGTTCAGCGGTCACGACCGCATCTACACCCGCTCCTGCGATGGAAGAACAAACTCCCAACCTGGAGGTGATCCGGTCGGAGGCCAAGAAGGCCGAAAAAGACCGCGTTGCCTCTATCAATGCTCTCGGTGCTCAGCACCGCATGGCAGATCTGGCACAAGAGCTTATCGATGGAGACAACTCCCTCGACGAGGCTCGTGCTGCATTCCTTGAAAAACTCGGAACCCGTCAAGTGGAACAACCTATCCGTTCTGCCGATGTCACTTCCAACGATGTCGGCCTTTCTCAAAAAGAAGTCAAGCGCTTCAGCTTCATTCGTGCTCTGAACTATCTGGCCAACCCTGGCGACAAGTCAGCTCTCCGGGCCGCTGAGTTTGAGATTGAAGTCAGCCAAGCTGCTGCCAAGCAGTATGAGCGCTCCTCTAACGGCATCGTGGTGCCTAATGAGGTGCTGCGTCGTGACTTGAACGTTGGCACTGCCACCGCTGGCGGCAATCTTGTTGACGATGTTCTGCTGTCTGGCAGCTTCATTGATCTACTCCGCAATCGTCTTGCACTGGCTGACGCAGGCATGACCACCCTGAGCGGAATCAACGGCAACATTTCAATTCCGAAGGCTGGAAGCTCGGCCACAGCTTATTGGGTAGGGGAGGGGTCTTCTCCCACCGAATCTCAGCAAACCATTGAGCAAGTCAACCTGAGCCCCAAGACCTGCGGTGCTTTTGTTGATTACTCCCGCAAGCTGCTGCTGCAATCCAGCATCGATGTTGAG